TGTATCCTCCAGGAACTGTCACTGTGAATGTGACTGTCCTGGGAGTGTCACTTGAAACCTCTGCAAATTTCCCATTGCTGAAACCAGAGTTAGATGATGTATGTGCTGTGATTGATCCTAGAGCTGCTGATCCGTAGTCCACAATTCCAGACTGTGAGATTCTTTGTCCAGATAGGTTTGCAGTTGAGCATGTGAACTCTGGATTTGCTGCAGCCTGCTCAAAGTCTTTTGAACACTCTACTGTTGCTCCTGCATTTGTGTATCCTGGAGGAACTGTCAAGTCAAAAAACAGAGTCACTGTTCTATTTGATCCTGTAGTGTTTGCAGAGTGACTAGTGATAGCTGATCCTCCAGAAGATGCTTTGATAATTCCTACAGCAGCAACTGAGTTTGGCTTTGTAATGACTCCAGCTTGAGTGATGCCTCCTCCTGTGAAAGCTGCATCTGAACATGCAAAAGCAACTCCTCCTGGAACACTTACTGTGACAGATATTGATTGTGAAGCTGTACATGATCCAGAGACTCCATCAGTTGCTGAGACAATCACATTTGTTGATCCTCCAATGTTGTTTGAGTAGATTGTGAGTGTGCTGCCAGAAACTGAAGCATTGACTAGTGTCTGATTTGCTACATAAACACTGTAGTTTGTGATAGGGTTTGAGCTTGAGAAATAGCTGCTGAGATTTACTGTGTCAGAATCACCTCCAGAGTCAATTGACACTGCAGAGATTGATCCACTTGCTGTCACTCCTCCAGAACAAGTCACAGGAGGATCAGATGGAGTTGGCTGACTCACAATAAGAGCAGGCTGTTCTATAGTTCTGTCACAGTCAATGTATCCATCTGCAGAGTTTGAGTAGTTTGCAGGAATAGAGATTCTTAAAGTCAGATCTCTGTCTGTTGCTGTTGTCACTGTTGCAAACTTGTCATTGCTAAAATCTGAGTCTGTAGATGTGATTGACAATATAGTTCCTAGTGCTGTTGCTGGTTGACTGATTTGCCCTTGCTGATCTATAGATAGATTTTGGATGCCTGCAGTTCCACACTGAAAAAGTGGAAGAGGAGCAACAGGCTCTGTCAAATTCAAATAGAATGGACTTCTGACATTGATTTTTGTACTCATTTTTCTGCTGTTGTTTTTAGTCTCTGCTCAATATCTAGAGCAAAGCTTTGTTTGATGTCTTTAGGGAGCTGCTTGAATGCTATTGTGAAGGGAGTTGTGAAAAACAGACTAGGCTTTATTCCAGATAGATAGATGCTTCTGGTGATAAGAAACACCAGGCTCTTTCTTTTTGCAAATCTACCTTGATCATCTCTTGTTCCTGGAATGCCTTTTCTGACTACCCAGGAGTCAATTGCATCTCTGAGCCTTCCATTTCCTTTGTACTTACCAGATCCAAACTTGTAGGGACTTCTAGGTGCTTGTTGCTTTCCTCTTCTCTTTGCTCCTGGAGGAAGCTTTCCTGGATTTGCTCCCTGGACTCCTAGATCTACAAAGTTTGCATAATCCTCTGCATAAAATTCAAGCTCTATGATGCCTCTTTTCGTGTCAATCTTTGGCTCACTATATCCTAAAGATTTGGATAGCTTAGAATTGCTCTTCAGCTTCCTTCTAGATTTAGATACAACTGTCTTTCCAAATCTATTGAGTGCTTTCTTTAGTGATCTAAGATCTTTGGCTTCCATTAGCAGCTTGTCATAGTGTTTGGCATTGTCACTGTAAATGATGCAGCAACTCCTGCTAGGTTATTCTCAAACCTCTCTGTGAAAAACTCACATGAGAAGGGAGTGTCTAGTTGATAGCTGTGCCTGTAGTCTGATTTGCGTTCCAGGACTGCATGCAATCTTCCTGCAACTGCAAGCTGTGTGTTCAGCACATCAATCTCATTGTTGTTTCCTCTAAGTTCTGAGGTGTTCTCTTCTTTTGAGATGTCAACTAGATCCATGAGAATCACACCTACATCTACAGAGATTGTGTTTGCATTGATTGTGGCATTCTGCACCTGGAGGTGACAGAGTGGATAGATGTTTGATCTGTTGAGGTCAATCTCTGTGATGTCTCCCTGGGTTACCTTATTGACAAAAGGCTCTGCAATAGCAGCCTCCTGGAGATCATCAATAACTTTGAAGTAGGTATTCATATTGTTTTGATAAATATTGGAGTGAGTTCCTCAACTGTTTCTATTTTCATTGTCACGAACTCTTCAAGCCATTCAAGAGCTTCATCAAAATCCATGTCTTTGTCTGCTACCAGGACACAATCAATTGCTTTCCAGAAGTCATAGATGGCAACCTTTGGATCAGATGCAGAGATTCCTATCAGTGCATTCTCAAACCCATCAGACAAGATGATCTCTTCATCATCCAGGAGCAGTGATCTGTCATATAGTGAGTTGATCAATTCAGCTTTGTTTTGCATTTTTTATCTTTTTTAGTTCTATCTCTGTTTTTTGTTTTTCAAAACTCAACCAGGTCAGACATGCTGCATAGTTTAGATTTGAGATCTCTTCAAATTTTGTCAAATCACCTTTTGCAATTTGATAGAAGGCTGTCCACCAGCCGAAATTCTCTCCAAGTGCTTCCTCATTTGTGGAGACAGTTTTCTCACTTGTTTCTGTAAATAGAACTCCAAATGTTTCAGAGACTCTTTCCTTAAACTTTGCAAAAAAAAAATTGCTCCTAGAGCTACATCTAAGGGCATGTCTTTCATGTTCTCTCTTTTGTCTGAGTCATAGTCCTCTATCAAATACTGATCTTTGTGCTTCTGCTTTACTTTCCTGTAGAGAACTCCCATTGCATCATCCATTGTGTCCCAATCACTCATCAGTGTGTCTAGATCCACAAACTCTCCAAAGCTCATGTCTGTCAGCACAGGGATGAATCCATACTCAGTGCCATTCTTTTCAAACCTCTGGATCAGCTTTGGTTTCTCTTCAAACATCTTGTTTATGATCTCTGTGACCTCAACAATTGATGTGAACTTGTACTGATCAACTTCTGGGAGTGGAACTCCACAAAAGATCTCTACTGTCTTTTTTCTCAGAAAGTCTAGATCTGGATCTTTGCCCAGGATCTTGTTAAATTTCTGGTATTGTCCCAGAGTAAGCTCTGAGAGTTTGTTTGGTACTGTGAGCTTTTGTGTTTTCATTTATTATAAAACGGATGTGTTTGTGTTTATCGGTCTAGGATTCTACAGGAAATTGTATTGTCCCTCGTATGGATTTTTGAGCTGATAGCTGATTGCATATCTGAGGCTGTCTAAGGCGTGATTGTATTTGTCAATCGGTGTGTTTGATTTTCTGTCTAGCCAGATGTAGTTGTTCAGCTCTTTGATTAGATGCACAGCCTGGTCATCACTGTGGATCACTAGATCATAGTCCTGGAGCATGGCAATGCCGAATGTCACACTCCCTTGACCTTTGATGCTGGGTTTGATGTTGCATGTGCTTTTGAGTTCGTGGATAAGTCTGACCTCGCTGGAGTCTGCAATGATCAGAGAATCTCCTGCATGTTTTCTGTAGAGTGTTCTGAGATCTGATGTTGTTAGTGCCTTGAGATAAAAGCAGAGCTGTACATAGATGATCTTTCTGTCTTTGTCAATTGATGTTTTCAGAAGCACATTCTCATCCTGGGAGAAACCAAAGTCAGCACCAAAGACTGCTGGAGATACTTCCTGGAACTCTCCTAGTTTCCAATTCGTATAGATCACACCTTCTGATCTCTCAATCCAATTCCCTTCAATAACAGCTTTGTATCTCTCAGGTCTCCTCTGCTTCATCCTTTCTATCTGAGCAATGTAGCTTTTTGATAGATTGTTGATGTTGTCTTTGTATGTAGTGTGAATGTAGGTTGTATCTCCTTTTGAGAAGTTGCTTCCAGGAGCAACAGATCTGTCCTGGTAAAACCTTTGATAGATGAAATGTTCCTTTGTGCTAGGATTCAGCAGCAGGATCACCCTGTTCTGTTTGTCCTTCTGTCTGACTGAAAGATCTATCTTGTCAAATGACTCCTCATCAATCTCTTCTGCTTCCTCCATAACCCAGGTTGTGACTCCCTGGAGTGATTTGAGATTTGCTGTCTGATCTCCAGATGAGGTCTTGATCCCTCTGAAGAGGATCTTTGATCCGTTCTCTCTGTTGACTATCTCATCCCTGGTGATTTTGTACATGGGATTTAGTCCCAGCATCTCAATCTTCTCTTTGAACTCTGGAATGATAGAAACACTTGCAGATCTAAGTGTGTATCTGGTGAAGAGAATTGTGTGTCCTGCTTCCTGGGTAAGTCCTAGCAAAAAGACTCCTGTGAAAAAAGACTTTCCAGATCCTCTTCCTCCTGTGAGGATTGTGTATCTAGTCTCATTCCAGAATCTTCTGTACTTTTTGCTGAACTCAATCTGTGTCTGCTCCTGGATCATCTTTAAAAACAAAAAGCTTTGAGAAGTCAATAGAAGGCACATCTGAGTTGAGGTCAATGTTTTCCTTTGCTTGACCATAGCCAGAGTCTAGGAGTGCCTTATAAGCACCTACATCACCTTGCCTGGCTTTCTTGATTAGTGCTAAAGTCATCAGATCCTCCTGGGACATCTGCTCTTCCTCCAGGGTTAATGGATTGACAGCTTTGATGTTTATGTTCAGCCACTTCCTGGCAGTTGTTGATCTATTCTTTGCACCTTTTGGTCTCCCATTAGGATTGCCAGACTGCCCTTTTTTAAATTGATATTTTTTGATGTCATCTTTTGCCATAAAGCTGCTGTATTTATGCTGTACTTTCTACAGTGTTTTGATCTTTAGCTTTTCTATTGTTTAGCACTCCCCTTTTGTCTTTGAGTAAGTCAACATAGTAGCCTGTGATCGGATTGATGTTGTAGTTCCAGAAGTCCTCTGGAAAAGGATCTCCTTGCCTGTATTGTTTGAGACCATGTTTTTTGTATTTCTTTTTTTTAGTCATGATATATAGTTAAGCATAAATCAATAAATGGAAGATATAGAACATAGTCTGTGCAGTTGTTTTGATCATAGTGTCTGAATCCGATGACCATTCCTATGTAAAATCCTAAACTCAGCTCCCAATCATTTTCCACAGCAATCACATTTTGGTTTCTCTTCTTTCTCTTCCATTTCTTTTGGCATTGGTAGATCAAGTCCCCAATCATTGAGATCATCAACCTCCCACTCATTTGCCAGCATGTCAAAGTCCCAGCTTCCTGCATTTGTATTGTCTTTGATGACAAACTCCTTCTGTTTGGATTCACTCCATCCTTCTGCAACATCAATCCAAATTTCTGACATGCCAGCATCTTGAGCAGCTCTTAGTCTCATATTGCCTCCTAGCACTAGCAAATCCTCATTGACAACAACAGGGCGTTTTTCTAGCATCTCTGGAAAGGTCTCAATTGACTTGACCAGGGAGAAGTATTTCTCATCTTTGATCAGCCTAGGATTGTCTGGGTGCTTTCTGATCTTGTATATTTTCTCAAGCCTTCTACTC